ATAGGACAGCATTTCTTCCCACTTTCCATCTGTGACCATGTCGGAAGCGTGCTTTCCATTCGCGTAATCACGAACTTCCTTCGACAGGATGCGACCTTGGAGATGTGAAACGGCATCCGCCAAGGACCTTCGATTGCAGAGATACGACGACATATTCGCCGTGCAATACCACTCGGCGGGTTGGACTCGGGGAATCAGCCCGCGCTCTTCCGCTGCCGCCGTCACCATTGCGTCAAAGCGCTTGTTATGGCTGACTAGAGTTTGCCCTTCAATCGCGGCGAAGTTGAAATCACGCGGCGCACCGGCCCACGAATCTTCACCATCGCTCACCGCCAGCAGATAGGGGTCGAACCGGTCATCATGGAGGTAGCGCCATATACCAAGTTCCTTGATGCCGTAGCCCTGCTTGGTGGCGTAGAAAGTTTCCCAATCATATCCGATTACTCGTTTCATAGATAATAGACAAAGCAATGTTTCGGGGGAAGCGGAACTTTTTCAAGGAGACCTAACGCCAATTTTGCTCGGAGTTTTTTGACGAAGGGCTTAAAGTCTCCCTTATACTTCACCCTCAAGCTTCGAGAGTGATATACTTTCCCGGTTTCTGTATCCCGATACCCCGAGTCAGGAGAGGAAACTCCCAAATACTTAAAATTCGACGCTTTGTAAATGGTTCCACAATGCCCGAATCGGGGGTCGGCATAGCTCACTACTATCTCGGTCAAGGGCAAAAGTTTTCTAATCTGACGAAGGGTGTATCCGATTACTTTGGATTCCGAATTTTTCGGAACGCGGTCAAGCAAAACCAACCGGCGAAGTTCAATAACTTTTTCCTCGGAGCTACCAAATTTTCTCCACGCGGTAGTCGCCATTGGACCAAAAATCACTGCCCCCACTAGCTCGTTATCCATCTCCACCTTGAAACATTGTCGTGTCGTAACTCCGTTGACCGAACGACTGTAATGATTTGTTTCTACAAACTCGCGTATCTCCAAGAGCGAGCATGGCGAAATTTGGAGCGCGCGGGTCGGAGTTGCACCGCCATCTAATGTCTGGTTGACATTCATTTTCGTTAAACTACGCGCGCAGAAAAAAGTTACTTTAGGGTGCAACCAATCGTCGGATGACGCATGACCTTCCGATGAATGATGACGCGAGCGAGCATGTTCAACCGCTCCTCAGTTTTCTTGACTGCTTGACCCGTGATGAACCACGCCCCGTCGGAATAGGCCATATCGGACGTATCCGCGATGGCGAGTTGTCGAATAGAAGAGTCCAAGTCGGCTTCGATTTGCGTGAGGAACTCTTCACTGACCCGGGTGAACTTCCCCGCGCGCTTTTCCGCGGAGACCTTGAGAGCATATCTCTTGACCGCGCTGCGGTTGATGATGCCCTGTGTTTTTGTTACGAGTTCAGTTTCCATTGAAGCGCGCCTCGTTTTGTTCGGGAGTTGTGCCGCCTTGAGTCTCCCAAATTGGATATTGAATCTCCTCCGGCGCAGTGCCCGGAACCGTTACTGTATTTTCTGTCGTTTCGTTTTGCATAGAAAAGGTCAGGGCCGGAGGAGTTGAACCCCCGGACTCACCGGTCTGCCGGTGGTGAAAGACGGGTCCCCGCGCGTGGGGCTCTTTCTCCCTCATAAATTATTTAACCGCGAGTCTCTCCCCCGAGCATAAAGCTCCAGTGGTGCCAACGACTCTTCCGGCGTATCCGAACCGAGACACAAAACGGTTGGTCGTTCCACCACCAGTCCGAGTTTGGAACCATCTGATATGCTCTCACACGAAGCGGCCATCTCGGGATAAGTCTTTCCCCCGCCGGACAATCCGCGAAGTAAAGGTCGCATTCGTCCGCACCAAAGTAGAACACCCGTCGGTAAAGGAAATTTTTTCGGACCTCCGTTTTCTCCCGGATTATCTGACCGAGATACGCCGACATATCGTGTTGTCGATGGTCGAATTTACAACATTCGGGAAGTCGGTCGATTCCTAGAAAACTCATTACACAATCCGTCTTGCCTTCGCGATTTAGAACCCGCGCGTCTCGTAACGTCACGAGTGACCGATTCCGCAGCACCGCGAGAATTTCCTCGTGGGTCATTCGCCCTCCATTTCCTCGGGAATGTCCATCGTCAGCGGTTTCTTGTCCGTCGGACAAATCGGCGGTCCGAAGTCCGCCCACTTCTTCGCGAGGCGAACCGTGTAACCGCAGCAATCGCACTCGGCTTTGTGCATCCGCGTCGTCTGGACCTTGCGCTCCTTGATGACCATCAGTTCGCTGTGTGGGTAAGGCCCAAGTTCAATCAGCATACGCCCGAGACGCTCAACCATCGCGGCGTCCGCCGTCGTCGCCGTGGGCTTGCCTTCCAGACCGACCAGCTTCATCGCCCGCTTGAACTTGGGGCCGTGTTTCGCTTTGCAGCCGATGGACGCGTGGACCATCTCGTGGATGAGTGTAGCGAGCACGCCTTGCGTCGTCGCGGCGTCGCAGAGCATTGGTGAGATGAAAAGCTGCGGCTTGCCATCAGCAGCGCAGAGACCGTCCCAGCACTCGCCAATGACTTTTTTCTTGGTGGCGAGCCCGCCCTTGGACGGGAACCCGCATGACACCCGGAGTTCCGGGACAGCAAGACCAGCACCTCGGAAAAGAGGCGTGAGCTTTGCAACCGCATCGGTCAACCATTGTTCTCGGTTCATACGACCCCCCATTTATTCTCGGCAATCAATTGCACGCGCTTTTCGTTGGCAATTTTGATGGCTTGCGTCAGGTCGGTTCCATATTCGTGAAAATAGTAGCACCCCTGCTCATCGCGGTTTCCCATCGGGTAAGGGCGAACCATCTCGGGTTGCTTGTGCAGGCCAAAGTGAGTATCAGTCTGTGACCGGCGGACGTTCCCCGCGCGGTCCATGACGATGAAAAAATAGTTGTAGTGCCCCGGGGCACCTGATTGATTGTCCAATATCCATTCTTCAACGTAGCACGGATTGTCATCCGCGAATGTGACCGCCGCGTCGGCTTTTTCCCGAGTCGTAAAGACCCCAATGTTTCGACGGTCAGAGTATTCACCCTGCGTCACAACGTAAACTTTCGTAGGTTCGTTCATACAATCAATATAGCACAAGGGTTTCAAATGTCAAATCAGCGAAAAAGCCGAAATCGGTTTACCCGGAGCGTCCAACGAAAAAATTTGACTTCTAGCGTATCCCACAAGCAGAGCCCCGTGTCGAGGGGGGTGATATACTCCATGCCGAACGCTGCGCCGCTGGTGGCTTTGGTGACGTGCGTCTGCCATCGCACTTCGGCAAATTTGGGCATCATAGAAAAGAGGGGCGGAGGTTGTTAAGCTCCGCCCCGTGTAAACAGTCGGTTACTTCAGGCCGATGACTTCGTAAACGAACGCCTGAAACGCGGCGCTGTTCTTCAGTCCGGGGCGAACCACCGGGACGGCGGCAAAGTTCTCACCGAACTTCTCCATCTTCGAGGTGAGACCCCAGCTTTGCTTTGCGTAGCCGGAGCGCAGGTGCCCAATCTTGCGGGCGGTGAACATCGCCTTCGCAGCGTGCGTGTAGGCGGTGCCCTTCATGCTCCACAGCACGAGCGCGTAGAACTTGCCTTCGCACTCATACGGGAACTCGATGTGGTCTTCGTCGGCGAGCTTCGCGGGCTTCTCCACGAGACACAGGGCGGTAGCAAGGCGTTGAAAATACCTTAATGCCTTGCCCGTTCCCGCTTTCGCGGCCTTCTCACTGGCGTCCCACTCTTTGTAATCGAGCGTGCCGCCATGCTTGACGACTTCCTGTTCAGTGTGGGCGAGGATACCCATCACGCCGCCGACAACCTTCTCGGCGAACTGGGTTTTCTTGAACCCGAGGACCGTGATGTTCAGCGGCGGGTCGCCAGCCACACCAGCTTTCGCTGGAGTGTGAATGACGAGTGCCTGCTTCAACACGATTTCGCCCGGGTTGAAGATTTCGGACAAATCGCCGACCTTCTGGACGATGTTGATACGCGGGAGGATGATGTCCTCGAATCCGATGTTCTGGTCATCGAACGCAATGGGCGAGTCCACGACAGCGGGGACTTCCGGGGCGTTGACTACCACATTCTGCGGCGTCGCCGGAATCGCAATTGCCGGGACTGGAACGTCCACGTCAATCACGACGGCGTTGGCAACCGCCGGGGCGACGGTCGTATGGCTTTCCACCGTGACGCCGTCCACGGGCGTCGGAGTTTCACTGACAGTTTTTTCAAACGACAACTTACTCATGTTTTTTCTTTCTGTTTTGGGTTTTGTTTACTTAGGGGCGATTTTGCCCTTGTCTTGCTTCTTGCTTTGGCGCAGGAACGCAAAAGGATTACCGAGTTCGACGATATTTGCATCCTGCAATCGTTGTCCGAACTCTTCGACGGTGCGCTCCTTCTGACCACGCGGAGCGACGGCGGAAATCAAATCTTCAATAGGCCCGAGCGGGATATCGAACAGCTTTTCGACTTCCTCGTGCATCCCGGGCGGAAGAAACTCCTTCGCCATGTCCGCAAACTTGCGCGCGTCGAGAAGCTTCCGCTTCTGCATCGTAACGAGCGTGTAGCCCTCGGGGATGAACTCCATGTTTTCGATGGTCTTCTCCGTCGCCTGCCGACGAAACGCTTCGGCCCAGACCTTGACCACGTCCGCGAGCCGAAGACCCATGTCCACGTCAACGGGGTTACTCAAGGTCGTTGGATTCACATTTTCCGGGATGGCGAGGGGCTTGTATTTCTGCCCCACCTTGAGTGCGAGCGCGGCGACTGCCGGACACTTTCCAACCAGCGCGCAGAAAAGACAGGTGCCGACGTTCGGACGAGCGGACGAGAAGTCATTCGAGTTAGCTGCGGCGGCAATTGAGCGTCCCACTACAACGCGAATACGGAGATAAAATTCCGAACAGTCCGTCAGGTCAAACGTATGCTCCGACATCTCGTCGATATGCGGTTGGATGAAGGATACTTGGCACTTGCGAAGCCCCGGGAACATCTTCTTCAGGCCCAGCATGTAGGCGATGCCTTGAAGATTGTCCTCAGCAGAAGTCACCGCGTTTCGTCCAAATTTGTAATCGACGATGTCCGCCTCGGTTTCATCCGCGGAGATAACCGCGAAGTCAAGGAAGCCCGCCGTGGTGCCCTCGAATACTCTGTGCTCAGTCTTTCCTTGACGGAATCCGGGAGAAATTTGTCCATCCTCGGTGACGATGTCGAATCGTTCAATGCTCTTTACTGTGATAACGAGGACTTCTTCATCAATCGGGAGATAGACTTCCGTGAGAATTTTTCCTCCGGGATAGCTGGAGGCGCGCTCTTCACAGAAAATCATGCAGTTCGCCACCGCGGCGGCACGGTCATCAGAGAGCCGGTTGTCGTCCGCTCCGCGCTCGACCGCGTCGTGCTGGATGCTACCGAAGACCGCGGCTTCGTTTGTGGAATTGCGATTCTGAAACTTGGGGCAGGCTTCGCGAGATTGGAGTGAAGATGGAGAAAATGGGTGATGCACCCGCTCAGTGTTAGGCACTTCGTTATTCATAATCGTGAAGAAGAAATGCGAGGAGAGTTGTTTTTGTCAACTCTCCTCGCCTGCAATCAATTCTCCTCGGCGTTCTTACGATGAATGGCACGCGCCTCCGCCCACTTGTTTGACGTGCGGGGAGACTCCACGAGACGGGAAGAGGTCTCCGACTCGGGCACATAAGTCTTGGTCACGCGAAGTGCCACAACCCCGCGCTTGCTTTCGGCGAGCGACTGAGCGCGTTCCGCGCATAGGTCCGCCCATTGGTTCGTTTCGGGACGACCCCGCGACCCCCAGAGAGCCGCCATGATTTCCCGACCGCCGCATCCGACTTTTCCGCGCTTCATATTAGTAGTTTCCTTTCACTCGCTTCATCATTTTCTTTCCAGTGGGGTGCCACCCGTGGTGCACGGCACGCAACAGTCGGGCTTGGCTCTCCGCCTTCGCCTTCGTGGTGTGCTTCGCCTTCACGCCGCCCGGCGTGGAGACTCGGTATCCACCCTTCACTTTGGTTATTTTCTCAGGCATAGTATCTCACCTCCCTTCGTCTGTCAAATCGAACTGAAAAACATGTTTCGGAGGGCAGACAATAATCTCAATTTCCTTCTCCGGAAATATTTTCTTTAGTCCGCTCCCCGAACATCCGTAAGCATCAAAAACACTTTTCGGATGAAATTCTTTTCCATCGATAACGATGCGGCGTGTCCCGTGACCAACCTCCATTCCCAAATATCGGAAATTGCTGGCCCGATAAATCCCGCCGCGATGCCCGAATCTCGGGTCGGAAAAACTTACGACTCTGTGATGTCCAGTTTGTTTCTTCAACCATCTCAGCGCCCATCCGATGAACTTGGATTCTGAGTTCTTTGAGCACTCATCGAGCATCGCGAGCCGGACTAACTCAAGGTCTGCCCCATACGCTTTTTCAACTTTCGGGAGCGACGGTTTGCGGAACACCAGCGCCCCAACCACTCGGGACTTCGACTCCGCGACAAAGTAGAATTTTCCCGGAGGACAACTCTGAGAGTAGTGAACTCGGGAAATAAATTTCCTCGGCTCTATCGAATCCGAGGGACGAAAGTGGAGCGCGGAGGTCGGAATTGCACCGCCATCAGAGGGCTGGATGCCCCCGGTTTTCGTTAAACTATCCGCGCAAAGATTCATTGGTTTTCTTCGACTTCAGTAATCGCATCGAGTGAGCGAGAAGTCAAGGGCAGGTTCGCCGCCCACAAGTCGCCATCATTCAGCGCGTCGATTTGATTGAGCTTCGCAGAAAGTTGCTTGTGCGCCTTCACCTCTACGGTATTCGCCGCGAGGATGACCCGGTAAATGGATTTGCTCTTGCCGCCCGCGCGGGGAAATCGTCCGCAGACCTGACGAAAAGCGGACGCACTCGACGGCAAGGATACTGCGCCCCCGCGCGGAAACTTCCCGGTGATGTCGTGGAGCGAGATGGAAACTCCCCCGGCGAGATTGTTAAGCAGGATTCCCCGCTCGCGGTCCTCTTGGATGTCGTCGATAAAACCCTGCCGCTCCCGCTGCCCCTTTGCCCCGCGCTGGGTTCCGTCGATACGGCATTTCCACTTGAGCCGCTTTTGCAGCGCGTCGAGAGTCGCGGTGAAGTTGACAAAAATTCCCACGGTGCGCCCGGCTTCCTGCATGGAGATAGCGACTTCCTCGAATATGGGAACCTTCAGCAATTCGATTTCCTGCTTGGCGTGAAGGATACGAGTCAGGGGAAGCTCCAAGGACCGGTCTCCCAACTTGCGCTCATTAAGTTCGCGGATAGCGTCATCCATTTCCGCGTAGAGTTCGTCGATGCGCCCGCTCTCTTTGAGGTCGTAGAGTTCCGCGGTGATATGGCAGGCAGGAAACGCATCTCCGAGGTCCGCAATCCGTATCCGCGTGCCTCGCGACGGGAAAATTTCCGAGTGTAGCTGCGCCATTTTTTGACGCCGAGACTCTTCACTCCCCGTGAATTGCAATCCGCCAAAAGGTGATTTGCGACAACCGAGTCGGTTAGCCCAGCGGTAGAACCCGGGCGCATCCGAGTCCTTTCGGTCAACCAGATAGTGCAACCCCAAGACATAGCCCAACGCCCGGAAATTGAGCGGAGAGTCTGCCACCGTCGCAGAAAGCGCCAGCACTGGAATGCCCGCAATTTTCGCACCGACGAGCATGTCCGAATTAAGCGAATCGATTGCTCCGCAACGGTGAATCTCATCCTGAATGAGTAGCCGTATGTTTCGGTTCCAAAAGAATTTTCCATAGTTGTGAAGTTTGGTTTTAATGACGGCGCAGTGAATTCCCGCGGGATGGTGCGGACACGGGAACGGTTTCACCAAGTCAATCTTCAACTGGCACTCGCTGCATTCGAGAAACTCGTCGCGAGGTCCGTCGGGAGGCATGTGCTCCCACGTCCCGAACGGAGTCCGGCCCGTGCGAATCATTTCGTAATTTAGCGCGTCAAACTCCGTGCCCATAATTTCTCCGACGCGCTTCCACGCGGAAATCGAAATTTGAGGACACACAACCAAAGTAGGGACGTTTAGTTCACGAGCGACCGCCACTGCCACAAAAGTTTTTCCAGTGCCCATATCAGACCCATCAATCGCCGAGCGACCCGACTGTAAAATCTTCAGGAGATGCTCCGCCGCCGGTTTTTGGTATTCCAGAAGTCCCGCGGTGTTCATGGGAAATTCAAAGCTTCCCGCTCGAAGCCTCGGGCCAACGCTTCCGCATCGTATATTCTCGCGGCGGTTTCTTCAGAAGAGTGGTATCCGAGGAAAAGTTTTTTACTGCCCGGGAGACCAATTCTCGCTGCCCACTTACCGCGAAACCACGAGACCCCGCGATATTGGCTAGACGTGCCCGACCGTTTTCGCTGGAAAGCCCGGGCGTTCCCCCGCTGGTCCCGGACTCTCAAATTCTCTCGACGATTGTCTAACCCGTTTCCGTTTTTGTGGTCTCCGCGTGAGCCCGCAGGCGCATCTAAAACTTCTCTATGAAGACGTTTTCGGTTATTTCCTCGTCCGCGTTCGGCATACCACCGGCCCCGGTAATTGGCGGCGCTCCATTTAACCCGACCGACCTTTTCCATGTCGTCGAAGTCGATGATTACGACCTTCCCTTGCGAGAGCGGCAAAAATACAATCGCGTCAGTCCTCATGAGCTGCCCATCGCTTGTCCGGGCCGAGACCTTCGCCCAACAGACGTTCAACTGCCTCGCGGCAATCCGCCGAGTTGTGGAGGATGATTGGACCGTGCGGAAATACAAATCCCAAATCGGGGTCCACGTAATCGACACGCGGACCGCACCAACAATTGGCGCTATGCCGATGCGGGGCTTCGTCATTGAGTGGGACGACGTTGACCATCTCAATTCCCCGGAGCGTCGTTGCAGTTCGCGATATGCGGACTGGTGATGTCACCCTCGCACGCCGGGCAACGAAAAACTTCTTCCCTCTTCCACCATATCGGGTCGAACACCGAATCAGGAACCGTCTGCGCGATTCGCGGCATCGCGTATCCTTTCCACTTCCGGCGCATCCATCGCATCCGTCGCTTGCGACTCCACCCTTTGACCGCCGATGGAATCGGAAGCCCATTGAGAAAGTGGACCGAGTAAGTCGCATTTACCCACGCGGGATTGATTTCAGGCTTTCTCATGCAAAGAAAAATCCTTCTTCCACGGAGCATGACCGTATCACGAGTATGCCCCGGTAATAGAAATGAGCGACTCGCTTCCGTTGAAACTCAAGGGACACCTGAGACTGTTCGCACGACATGAAGTCCGCAATACTCGTGGTAACTTCCGCGAAGAGTTGGTCATAGTCATGTGCGCCCACCATCACGACCCCCGGGGAACTTACCGGGAATCCATTGGTCGTGGCGACATTGAGCCAGTAGTGGTTGAACTTCTCCTTGGCGTTCATCAGAAGTAAATCAGGTGAACCGTGATGCTACCCTCAAAGATTGGCCCGGTCAGTTCGCAGAACTGATGCGTCAACGGTTCCAATAATAGCCAATGTCCTCCCTTAAGCCTCATCACAACCATCGCGTGATATACCGGGAAGTCCTCGGGACGCAGCCCGCCCATACGCAGCCCGTCTATCGGCCCGTCAATCCGAACGCCGATGAAACCAATGGCCAGCGCGGCGGGATACTCGCGGTATTCGACCAACGCCTCTTTACGAAGTAATACCATCAGTTCCTGCGCGTTGTCGTCGCAGTCGTAGGCTTCGGGCACGTAAACATTCTCCAGCTTGCGGAACGCGCGCTTGAGCATCAGCTTCGCGGTCTGTTCGGTGGGCGAGATGTAGAGCATGTCCACCGTGAACGCAGGCGTCCAAAGCTGAGGACAGATAGGACCCAGTTCGGTAGCAAAGCTAATTTCATCCGCGAGGTCTGCCGATTCGGTTTGTCCGTCGGGCTTCAGAGTGCGGCCAACATTGATAGTCGTCGCCGGGCGGTTGAATACCGCCGCCGGTTTGTCACCGAAAAATTTCGTCGGTGCGTCACTGAGAAAAAACGATTCGACGGCAATGAGGAACGAGAGAACCGCCACGATGGCGATTTGTAATTTTGGACTACGCATGACTATCTGACTCTTTCTATGGTTACGGGGATGAGCCCTAGTTTTGTATCGGCTAACGCTGCAAACGATGCTTCAGATAGGTCGATGGCCCGATGTAATCGTCTGGCAGGTCCTCGGTCATTGACGCGGACGAGGACGGATTTACCTCGAACGGTGGACACCCGAAGTATGGACTGAAACGGATAGTCCCAACTTGCACAGGTAAATCCTTCAGGCGAAAAACTTTCACCCGACGCGGTTCGCTTACCGCGACACTCTTCGCCATACCAGCTTGCGATTCCCCGAGTTGGTGGTTTTGCATATGTGGTCAGAACGGAAAGATACAGGAGCGCCGCCGCAACGCAAGCAATTTTTGAATTTCGTCCAGCCATAAAATCTTCAACCGATACCAACGATACCAATCAGCGTAGGAAAAACTGTCTGGTATTTGGCCCGCCGCGTTGGCGCGAAACTCGTAAATCTCGCCGCTGAGATGCCCCCGCAACAGGTAGAACCAAGCGGGGTCGAAGAAGCAGCAATACTTGTCGGCCCAACAAAGTGCGCTGGGCAACCGCTCATGCGCCTTGGAATACTCCCGGCTGTGGTAGAGGGAAAGCAGGTAGGCATCTCCGGCATCGAACATCTGATGAAGCTCGGTATCGCCCGTCCACCGGGCAACTTTAGCCGCCAGATAGTAAGCCATCAAGGCTCCGCGCTCGGGATGTCTTCGGCCTTCGGGTCCGTCCATGTTCGGACAGCCCCAGTAGCCGAGGTCGTGGCAGACAATGGCGCACCATTCTTTACGACGCGGCCACCGTCCGTAGAGCCGACTCCACGCCATTGCGACGGTGAACGGATGCCACCAGAAGGCGTGGACTCCGAACAAAACGCTTTTGGTGCCGACGTTCATCGAAGTATCAGCCAGAGAGCAAATGCGAGATACGCAAGCCCCGCAATTGTTTCCAAAAATTCTTGGGTGTTCTTATTCATGGTCGATAATGAGCGACCTTAAACGCGCGTGTGAATGCGAAGCCGAGGCAGTATGAGGTCATATCAACTCCAAATCACGAGCCATCGCCCGAAGTGTTGAGTGATAAACTTCCAGCGATTCGATGTTGTAGAGCGTCGAGTCAATCGCGGGATGAAAAGCGTCAAAGGTCACCGTGGGGTCAACCGGCACCTGCGGACGGTTAACCCAAACTATTCGGTTAAAAAGACCGGCGGCTTTGACGGCTTCGAGTTCCACTTTGTCGCGAATCCCTGCCGCGATGTCCCCTTGTGCAAGAACCATGCGCGCGAGGATTGTTGGGTCGGTCTTCCTCAAATCGTTGCAGTAGTCATACCACTGCTTGCGGTGCTGATGCCGCGTCTCCCATGCGACCTGCGGGTGTAACCCGAGACGGGCTGCGACATACGGGAGTGCGGCCCATGAGAAGCTCCCCGCGTAGCGAAGGCCCGTGATTTTTGCGAGGTATGCGGCGGCTTCATCCTTACCGGCTCGGCCATAACCACAAAACAGAATCTTCATAGATTGGATACTTGAACCAATCGGTGAATTGGAATTTCATTTGTTACCGAAAAGGCAATGACCTCTTCCCGAGTTTCCGCTATCACAATAATCACTCCTCGCTTGGCTTCGGCAAGGTCACGAAAGCCCACCTCATCGGAGGGCCGGTAGCCATCAAAAATGGTCACATTCGCTTGACCGAGGGCGCGGGCAATTCCAGCAGCCATCAGAGTTTTACCTGACGCTGTTGGGCCATAGATTCCAACATTTACTGGCGTCTTAGCAAGTTCTTTGTTATTCATTCGTCAGAGTTGTTTTTGTTGTATGCGATGTAGAGCACAGTAACACCGAGAACCAGAAACACAACTACGAAAATTTCAGGAGTCGTTATCGAGAGGGAGAAGACGGAATACTTCGCGGAGACGTAAAGGTAGGGAACCATAGCAATCATTGTTCGTAGGGGTTCTCGCGGTTGCGGGCTATCCATTCCCACTGAAGAAACCAGACAGCTTCGTGCCACGGTTGATAACCCGCGGACGGCCAGCTTCCTTTGGGACATGAGGTATCCACCGGTATCCCGGGGCAAGAATCGTTTCTTTTGTCTTTCGGCATGAGTCTCCCGCTTCATATTCCAACAATGTAAAATAGGCTTGCCGGAATGAATTAGCTCGCGGGTCCATTGCGTTCATGAGTTGGGACTTGGTCCGGGGTGTGGTCTTGCACCATCGGGTCACGCAGCGGCTTCTCCCGGCAGAAGACCGGGTTGTCGGGAGTATAGGGTTCACCCGTGGGCTCTGTGGTTTCCTGCGGACCATACTTGTTCAATTCGCGATGAGCATTCGCCGATTGGACATTGTGATTTTCGACGAGACGCCCAGTCGTTGTGACGGGGATGAGCGTGCGGACTTTGCGCCACGGCGCAATTATCTTAGCTGGCCCACCCTTTCCCGGCTCCCGATAAGCGAATGGCGCAACCTTAGCGGCAATCTTGCCCCGTCGAATGAAGAAAGCCTGACCGATGAATAGCGAGAAAAAGCGTTTGTAGAGATGCTTTGTGCGTGTCATTTTGCTGGTGCGGTTCGGACGTTGTATTCGGCCTGCGCCTGCTTCATCACTCCGAGATGATACGTCTGCGCCGTGGCAAGATTCTTTTGAATCTGTGAATCGGGCGTGCATTTCTCCGCGAGATGCTTACAGGTCGAAGCGTGACGGGCCGAATGCTTGATGAGGCGAATCAACCGCACGAGAGACACCCGTTGCAAATCCACGGTGAGCTTGACAGCGGGGTCCTTGGGCTGAATGCGCGGGACGGAGATGCTTGTCGAGAGCGCCCGACGGATACGCTTGCGCTTGGCCGCAGTGGATTTGTTCTTGCAGTTGGCAAGCACGTTCACGGCTGCGACACGCGGGAACTGCGAGAGGGGGATGCGCTCGAAATTATCCCACGCGGCATCTTCGGCACTGCGGGCGGCTTTACGGAGCTTCTTGTTTTGGAGTTTGTTCTTCGCAGACATTTGATTTTTGAGGTTGAGTTTTTTATTTACCGAAAGTTATTGCGAGAACATTAGCACAGTTCTCGCAGAAGTAAAAGTCTTTTGGTGGTCCGCCGGGGGCTTGCTGGACGACGTGTAAACGCTTGACCAATTTTTCTTTGTTGTCGTCGTTGCGGTCGATGAAGCGCAGTTCATTCGTGGCCGGGGTCACGATGTTGAACTGGCACCGCGTATTTTCACAGAACGGCGTCATGAGATTCAACGAGCCAAAGTTGGAGGTTGCGTCCGTCCTGACCGACGATACCCTTCACAAGGTCCGCCAAATCAGACGCCAACCGCATCCCGGGGATGTTGTCGGAGAAACGAATCGCGGACTTGCTGACGCGCTCGGTGAGCGTGACACCCGCCGCGTTCTTCGCACGAATGAAGCGCAACACGATGTCGCACTCCTGCCCGCTGAAGTCCACGCGACCTATGAGCCGAGAGCAAGCATCGTCGCCTGTGCCCAGATTCAAAAACATTTGCTGGATTGTCGCGCCCGGGGCGAACCGCACTTCGTTGCCCTTCGAGAGCCGAGTCTCAATGGTGCTGCCGGTGCGAACGATGTCTTCTTTCTTGGCGTTCGGGAACTTGGCGCGAACGAGAGTCCAGAGAGTCTGGTAATCGCCCATGCCGAAACCGGTGAGGGGAGTTTCGATGGTGACTTTGCCGTGTCCTTCGACGTGGAAAAAGCCGATGAGATAGTTTTTGTCGGTGGTCATAAGTTATCGGTTCAGGTGCATTGCAATTTCCGCTTCCTCTTGGGTAAGGATGATGTCGGAGCCGCAATCGAGGTAAGCATGTTTGCCAGTAGAGGGTTGCCAGCAGTAGAGCAATCGTTTGCCAGAGCGAGAAGTGAAGGGGCGCTCGGTTCCTCCGCAGGCTGGGACCCAAGGACCGTTTTCCTGTTTGGCGATATGCTGTTCGATGCTTTCAATCATACGGAAAGGTGCCATGAGTGCGGCATTTGTCAAGGGACGAAGTTTAGCGCAGCGAGGCGTCGGTCAAAAAGCACGTCACAATCGGACCCCCGACGGACTTGCCGAATTGGTTCACTGATTCGAGCGCAATGGAGGGCGTTGTGTGAGCACCGTCCGTAAGCCAGACGGCCACTATGACGTATGGACGATTGGTCGTGTCGGCGGTGAGCGTGACGATTCTCCCGAGAAGTGCGGTGTGGAGGGTTTTCATGGTTTGATTCTTTCATATCGGGGAATTACCTAGTGCGAGCTTCCACTTGCGGCCACGTTCGGGCTTTGAAATCGCCCTCGAATTTGTCGAACTCGAAAACGGTTGCTTGGGCTCCGTCGCGCTCGAAAAAATAGTGTAGTAAGCCCGAGGCGTTCTGGCTGATAGAGTGGTTCTCCTCGGCGACGAATACCGCGCCGCAGACGGAGGGAGTGATGCCGGAACAAAGACGTATCTCGTGATTCCAGATTTTTGCCTGAGCCGCAGCATTGACGAACTTGTCCCGAGAACCGACGAACAGCCACAGGTTCACATCGACCGCGCGAGCCGCGACCATCGTGATAGACTGGACCGCGTCGATGTCCCCCTTCACTGAATCCTCTTTGCGGTTTCCTCGGCGCGTTCAATCGCCTTTTTCACATCCTCGACTGAGAGACCGCAGGCGTGGCGACAAGCGCCAATGAGTTCGTTGCCCAAGGCGAGTCGGAACTTGCGCTGATAGTCGGCAACCATCTCGCCGACTCGGAGATGAAGGTGGTCCTGTTCGTTCTTGAGCGAGTTGTATTCTTCTGCGGTGAGGATGAAGTACCTAATCAGCGGGTGAGCGTTGAGTCCGGGACGACCGGCTTGAATTCTTTTGTTGCCGAACATGACCCAGCCGTTTTCCACGGCGAAGATTTCAATTTTGGTTTTGTTCATACTGGAAAAATGTAGAACCACTCTTCGCACGCCCCCACGAGCGACTCGCGCGCCTCTTTGAGTGCGTTGTGAAGATTGCCGCCGATGCCCGTGACGAACCCCAGTCAATGCGGTCATAGTTGTCGCGGAACTGCGACGAGAAGCAATTGCGCGGGGCGTCGCCTTTGCCGGGATTTCCATTGAGACCGATATCCCCACTGGGCATCGTCGGGCGGCGCTTGCCTTTGCGAGAAGAGAAAGAAGGACCGTTCATGCGTCAATGAATCCGTTGTGAGTGATTCCAGTGATGATGCTCTTCGGGTATTTGTCACGATTACGACGGAGCAAGCTGCTGGCTTTCTTGGCGACAAGCCCGATTTCAGTGCGACGAGGAGTAGTAATCCATAACGAAGCGCTCGTATGGCTTAAATCCACTCTCCAGAGATGAAGACCGGCAACATGTGATTTCATTTCGACTTGGGCAGAAGATTGAAGAGGGCGGAGACACACGCCGTCATCAGCCAGCATTGAAAAAACGTGAACGACGGCGCGTTAAAAAGTGGCACCGCGATTTCCTTCCACGCAAGAAAGAACAGCGCCGCCGGAATCAATCCGATAGCGATGCTGAGAATGAGTACGAGGAGGAGACCGAGTGCGATGCCGATGAATTTTTCCACAGGAGTTAGACTTGGTTTGTGATTGTGAAATGGCGGACGAGAAGACAGCGGTTTCATCAATTCTGCGTCGAGGGTAAATCCTTTGTCGGCGCGATTAGACTGACGAGCGCAGCTTGTTCTTGCTGATGCCGGACCTGAGCCGCGAAAAGCATGTTGACGGAATCGCAGATTAGGTTGGCAATCGTCGCGTTCTTGGTAATGGCGAGTTGGTCGCCCACGACGTTGACGAGAATGTGCTGGTCGAATCCCAAAGGCGCGGTTCCGGTTCCCGCCCATTCGCGCTTTACCATTTTTAGGCAGGTGCCATCAGGAAATGGATTGAGAACGAGGGTCTTTGGTTCGGGGGGTGTCGGCTTGATGCTACCGTCTGCGTTTGCTTGGATGATATTGCTCATAGAGGTTTCCAGTTTGTGATGAGGGAAGAACCTTTGGGAGCAATCGCGAGGGTGACACCGCCTTCATAGTTCTTGAGGATGATTTCCCCACTGTCCACGATGATGCGGTAGTAAGCGCACCCGGGAACGTCCACCCATTGCCCATTGGGAGTGAGGAATCGGAAGGAATCTCCGCGTTGCTTTTTAAGTTTCTTTTTCATCGGCTCGTAGTTTCGGATTGAAAGATGCCGTATGGAATGATTTTGTCAACTGCGGATGCGGCCAATGTATCTATTGATTCGCTTGGTGAGAGTTTCGCGCTGAGACTCAGTGAGATTCTGGGTGGGTAGCAACTCGCGCATTGCAACCAAACCGGCAAGGTCTCGTCGCATGTTGTAGGAACTATTCATGAGATATTCCCAAAGCTGCGTTTGAATCGCATACTCGCGAGTGATGCTCATAGCTGGGCGAGGCGTGAACACAACACCCCGAGTGCGTTGGTGATTGCATGGCGTTCCTTCGTGGACTTGGGAAGGAACAGTTTGTCGAATTCGTTCAGGATGTCTTTTTGACGCTGAACCAAGTTGTCCAGTTTGGCACGACGGATTTCATTCTTCTCGTCATTGAGTTTCTTGGTCGCTTCGTCGATGAGACGCTGCCGCTCAAGGTTGATTTCGGAGATGCGCTTTGCCTCTTCAAGTTGGAAGGCTTCATCCTCAGTGACCGGCTTGGATGCGTTGATGTGAGTGCAAAGAAATTCAGCCAGAGACGGAGGAAGCACCGACCACGCGGATTCGTTCTCGGCAGCAAGACGCTCCGGGAAATTGTATGCAGAGAGTCTGCCGATGAGCCCCTGCGCGTTCAGGATGAACTTTGCTCGGTCTGCCTGCCATGCGGCCTCTTCGATTGTGGTGAAGCCACGCTGAGTGTATCGGCCAACACGAGTGCAGACGAGTAGGAAGAACGACTTGTCGTCCATCGCAGGATAGGTATTATGATAGTTCATAGATGTTAAATAGATGTGAGTAGGAATCAAGATGTCAACTCCGGGAAAAGGATTTCATGTGCCGTCGAGGCACTTTTCAGGTTTGTGCTCAAAATATGAGAAATTCGGCGGCTCGCACCTTGGCGGACCCCTTTTTCAAATGGTGGGGAGCTTATTATTGATAATACCTATTATGCGTGTGAGAGATAAATAATAGAAAAGAGGATATATAAGGAAGGACGGTCTGAACTATCCTCAATAACTTCCCCAGCGTTTGAAAAAGGGGTCCGCCAAGGTGCGAGCCGCGTTATCGTTAATGTGAAAATTGTCGCTGAGTTGACGCGCGGGCAAACGCCCGCACCTTTTTTCCGATGCCTGACAAGTCCAAGAAAGATTGTAGCGACGAGCTTTTCAAGAACGCCCCCGAGCATGTGAAGAAACTTCACAAGCAGTCTAAGAAGCTGTGCCGCGAGGTGAAGCGCAAACTCTGGTGGGACCAGAACAAACCGAAATGAAGATTGACAAGTCCAAGCTGGACGTTGCCCAGATTTTTCTTACGTTCATGTCGCTCATTGGCGACGTAGATAAGACCGCGGCGGCACTCGACCTGAGTCCGCATATCGTTGCGGGACTGGCCGAGCAGGAAGGCTGGCTTGAGAAGGTGCGTCGCCTCTCCGTGATGTCGAAGAGTGGTAAGCAAGGTGACTATGAGCGCGCCCAGAACCGCGCGTTGAACTTTGTTCAGGCTCACCGTATGCGGATGACTGTTGATGCCCTGTTGCGTGCCTTCGACGGACTTAGCCCTGAAGAGATTGTTGAAAAGCTTTCCACTTGCGATAAGAACGGCCATTACCACATCAGCGCGCGGTTTCTTGCAGACCTTGCTGCTGCCTCAGAGAAGATTCAGGCGCTTTCGTATGCCGCCTTGGGAGACTCTGTCAAGGAGCGCGTGGAGCGCGCGGAAGCAGCAGATGGCGAGATGACACCCGACCAGTTGCACGCGGCAGTTATTGCCGCATTGAACGCTCCTCATGCACCCGCCGTTGCCTCGCAAGTGCTTGAGGCGGAAGTGAGACTTATTGTCGCACCGAGCGAAAATCTCCAGCCGCCCGCTGTCGAGCCCGGAGTGAGTAATGCGTGAAAATCACGCGTTAACGTTAATGTAACTGCGTGAAAACCACGCATTGATGCGTGAAAATCACGCATTGATGCGTGAAAATCACGCATAGTCTCGATGGCCTTGTGGCATAGAGACTTAGGTGTAAATAATCTTACCTATCTCTTGACAGTCAAATGAGACACTCAGTCTGGACACTTGGACAGTGCGACATTTTGGCGCAGTGGGATGAGAGACGGGGGACAATCGGGCGGTGCGCCCTCGCTCGGTGATTCGCCAGCAAAACTATTTTTTCTCATCGGAGACCCGGCAATGTTTACATAGCACATATGCAAAAAGCCGATTTGACCGTTCCTAGAAATGCGATACCCTGACCACCATGAAACGAATCATCCTACGCATCGTCCCCGGCCACCGCGTCTGGCGAGCCGACTCCACGCGCTATCGCCTCTCGGCCTACGGGCGCAGCATCACAGAAGCACGCTCCCGTCTTTTCCTCACGGTGCGCGTCCATCGCCGGAATTGCGACGCTGTCGTCATGGGTCAGCTTGGACTCCCGATTGACATACGCCCGCGGGTGCGCTAACTTTGGTCTGCATGACAATCGAAGAAGTAAAGCACCTCTTCCACAAAGAACTCGGGCTTCCTCCTGAAGTGGACAAATTGGAGGGGCGGACTTTCAACCTACGGTATTCTCGTCACGCCCAGACCGCTTGCGTGAGCGACCGCTACGGCATCATCAAGCCGCCGATGCTTCTCCCGGTTCGTCGTGACCAGATTGTCGAAGCAGAGCTTTTCAATGGATGGGTCCTCAAGGCGACGGTGCGGATTCCCTACAACGCTGTTTACGATTTGGTTCTTGTCATCATGCCCGAGAGATACGGGGAAGCGTTCGTGAAAACGTGCTGGCTGAACCGCAAAGACGACACGCACCGCACCCTTGACAGGTCAAAGTATCAGACCTACAGTATTGCATGATAATTTTATGGTTTCTCGGTCTATGGTGGCTGATAGAATTCCTCGGCTGTATCGGGCATTTAATCTCCTTGGGGTGGGAAAGTTACTGCCGGGACACGGTCCAGCCACCGCGAGTCCCCCGGGTAAAATCGACTACTCCGCATAAGCCCATCCGATGACAATTATTCTCGCAACGTGCCCAGTATGCGACGCAGACCAAGCAGCCGAGGTTATTGCGGAATGCGCTACTTGCTCACCTCCGCACGCGGACGTGAAGTGCATCTATTGCGGCAACCGATGGTATGAACCGAACCCAATGATTTATGAAAGCGCCAAGCATGAGTCCTGAAGAATGGGCGGAGAAAGATTGCGCGTTGATTCGTGCGGCTTACGCGCGTCGAGATAATCCGTGGAAACTGGTCATCCCGCCGCTCATGCCGGAACCGGCGATAGACGGCCAGTCTCTATGCTGGGGAGAAAACATTTGTGGACTCTGGTCCTATCGGCGGTATCTTGCCATCAACGGTAAGTGGGCGGACATGGACCCGACGAAAATCAGTTACCGCCCACTCGGCGGAAAAATCTATGAGTGACGCGAAACGCTGGAAGCGGGTCAAAAAAACCACGGAACGCTACGCCCGGGTCTTCGGGCTTCGCCTGAAAAAGGTGAAGCTTTTTCGCGCGGGCTATTACTCCGGCCTGTGCCATAGTGACGGAACCATCAAGGTTTCCATCCGCTACCGGAACGGGGATTTGCGGAAGTCCTACGAAGTGTTCGACACTATCGCGCACGAACTCGCGCACTTGGCCCACTTCAACCATCGCGAGGAATGGATTCGACTTTTCTCCAAGATACTCACCCGCATGGCCGATGACAAAGTATTTGACAAGTTCCGACGCAAGTGGTAACTTAATTTATGAACGAAAAAATCGAAACGGTGGATACGAAGTTCCGCTCATTCAATAAGCTCGCGCGGTTGAATCGTGAGATTGTCATCACGGAGAAGCTTGACGGTAGCAACGCGCAGATTTTGATTGTGCCGGGGCAAGTCGGAGAAGTCATCACGGACCCGAACGTCATCGCGGTATCGTCTGACGGAAGCCAGATGTATGCGGGGTCCCGAAACAAGTGGATAACGCCCAAGGCGGATAACTACGGCTTTGCCGGATGGTGCGTGCGGAATTACGAAGAGCTTTTCAAGCTCGGCCCCGGGCGGCACTTCGGCGAGTGGTGGGGCAACGGGATTCAGCGGCGATATGGACTCGCGGAGAAACGCTTTTCGCTTTTCAATGTCGCCCGGTGGGGATATGTGGATATAAACACCCGAGGACCCGTCGTGGATTTGAAAACCGCTCTGGTTGGTCCGATGTGTTGCCATGTCGTCCCGACGCTCTGGCGCGGTCCAATGCAAACGTATTCCATCACAACGATAGCCGATGAACTTCGGGAGGGGGGTAGCATCGCGGCTCCCGGATTCATGGACCCCGAGGGCATAGTGATTTACCACACGGCGGCGAACTTCTGTTTCAAGGTCACGCTCAAGAACGATGAAACCCCCAAGTCTCTAGTCAAATGAGAATCTACGTAACCAAAGACGACATCGCACACGGGATTCCCTGCAATTCGGGCAAGTGTCCAATTGCGCTTTCATTGATACGCCGATTTCCCAAAAGCTTTGTGACGGTGGGTTCGACCGGGGTTTGCATCGCAGAAAGTTATCATTTGCCCCTTCCTCCGGTGGCGGTGAGATTCATCCAGAACTTCGATAGCCGTCCGGGAAAGCAGAAACCGTTCAGTTTCACTCTCGAAGTATGAAGCGCGTCCTTGCATATCTCCGGGTCTCCACAGCGTCGCAAACTGACGGCGACGGGTTTCCGCGTCAAGCTCTTGCCTGTCGCAATTTCGCAGAGTCAAAGGGCTGGCATGTGGCTCGCTACTTTGAGGAACAACAATCAGGCAGTGACCAACTCTTCGACCGCCCAAAGATGCAGGAATTACTTGCGCTGTGCGGCGAGCAGTATGACACCATCATCGTCGAGCGCGTGGACCGGATTGCACGTGACATCGTCGTCGCCGAACTTTTTTTCCGCGACTGCAAGGCCCGGGGAGTCTCGGTATATTCCGCCGATAGTGGAGAAGAATTGGTCAACGCCACGGGCGACCCGACGCGCACGCTCATCCGTCAGATTCTCGGCGCGCTCGCGGAGTGGGACAAGGCGCAGATTTGCAAAAAGCTTCTTGCGGGACGGAAAAGAAAAAAGCTCGAAACTGGCAAACCGTGTGGCGGTCCGAAACCATATGGGCGGGATGAAGAAGAGAATCTGGTCATCGACAAAATCATTCGGATGGTCCGCGGCCAGAAGCATACTTTTCAGTCAATCGCGAATGCGTTGCAGCATCTAAAAATTCCCACACCCGGGGGCGTAAAACGGTGGTCGCGCGGAATCGTTTTCAACATTGCCCGGGCCAATCAAAACCGTTTGTTGGACGAGGATACTCGGAACATACAGGACATCGTCGAATGAGTGCAACCGTGAAAGATTTGAGTGACCGTCTCGTGGAGATGGGACTCGTGCGAGCCAATTCGGGAAACGTGAAGCTATCGAGCCTTCCAGTGAATTTGGCTAAGGCCCTCCGTAAGTTCGCGCAAGGCGCGCTGATGATTGTCACCGAGGTTACGCTTCCCTTGACCGGGCTGAAAACTTTACGTATGGAAATCCGAGAAAAAAATAAAACTGAAGTAACCTATGTTCTCTCTTGCCTCAATCAGTAAGATGAATACCCGCTTCGCGGTTGCGAAATCTCGCAGAGTCGCAAAGGCGCTTAATCGTTCTGGTGGACACGCCAAGTCCGCAGAAAAAGGTCACGTCATTCCGAAAAAAATAGGCGGCGTTGACAACCGAAAGTTGCCACGCATCTCTTCGGTAGCTCCTTGAAATTTTTACGGCGGGATGGCGCAGTGTTCAGCGCGCTTGGCTCATAACCAAGAGGTCGGAGGTTAAAATCCTTCTCCCGCTCCCAATTTTTTCTCGTCGGTGAGTAAGAGTCAGACTGGCTCTGAATCCAATGAGAAAAGCGATGGGGGATGCACCCCCAACTACGACCGCAAGAAGCTGCCTCGAAAGATGGCAATGGTCTAAACGGTCGAAAGGCGAACGTCAGCCATAAATTGCGGACACCCGGCAGGGTGAGAAAACCGCGGGACGTGACAGGTTGGAGAGACAGCCTTAAATTTCCCGGTCCGCGCCGGGAAAGACGGTAAACTTCTGCGGAACAAGGAAAACAAAATGGGACTGCAAATTGACGTATTGTGGCCAGCCAATGCGGCGGGCAATCTGGTTCAGAACTACCAGATTTGGGAATCAAAAGACAATGGCGCATTTAGCCTGAAAGCAACAGTGAATGCATTGACCTATCAAATCCTGAATCCTCTGTCGGGTTTCTACCGGTGGCAGGTTCGTGCGGTAAACTTTGTGGGCAATGGCCCCTTCAGCAATGTTGCGAACGGCGTGGACGTTCCCGACAAGGTGGGCGACGTGATGGTCGTTTACACGGTAAGCTGAGTGACTAATGGGGAAGGCCCGGGCTCGGAACCCGGCGGGTTAATTCCCGTGGTGTAGAGTAGCACACCCCCGACTTTTTACTCGGTGCTCTGACATATCGCGGGACTCGCGGCAAATTACTGCCGCTACCGCGAGCGGGAGTCGAACAGGGCACCGAGAGACGCGGTGAATGGAGGATAACGCGGTCCGCGCCTCTAATGCCGAAAGGCATCATCAATACTCCCGCTCAATTTACGATGCGAGTGGCTGAAAAAGCAAAGGTCAGTGATGGGTCTCAAGGGTCCTAAACCCTCCTGAGTCAAAGTCGCCCGACAGTATTAGGAACTGCGCGGGAATAACGAAGTTGAGACGAATGAGACCTGAGACGGGGAAACCCGACCCGCATCTCCAATTTATGCCGGGTGCGTGAGCGCACCGAGAGTTCTACTGTGAACCGCCCGGCACCAATTTTTGAAAACGGCACTTCTCTGGAATACTTATCTCGGGGACCTTCACTGGTTCCGATTTAGCGCCGCGAGCTTTACCAAGTTCGCGCGCGGACGTTTCCACTCCGTTGCTTGTCTCGTTCCCACTCGGCACCGGGATAATTTTCGGGAGACCTGCGAGCATCACGGCATCACCCTTCTCGACCGCCCGGACTGGCCGGACAAATCCTTCAACTGGCACCAGATGTGGCAGTGTCAGGCCGACATGCTTTTTCCTGACGCGGACGCCATCTGGCACATGGACGCAGACACGGTGTTTACTGCGCCGTGTGGACCGGAGGACTGGATGTCGGATGGAAAACTTCTCTGCCCCTACGTGAATTTCGACTATCTTCTCGCGATGGAGGGCCGATTTGGAAACTGGATGTGGAAGTCCCGGGTTGATGATGCAATCGGTGGCGATGTGAAATGGGCGACCATGACGGGGCATCCGCATTGCCATTACCGCAACGTCTATGCGCGCACGCGCGAGGAAGTTGCCCGGCACACGCACTCATGGGAGAAATACATTCACCTTCAGCAAAACTTGCACCCCCAAGGATTTTGTGAGTTTGAGACTCTCGGCGCGATTGCCCAGCGACACTATGCCAACGACTACGTCTGGCGTGATTTACAGAAGGAGGTCCATCCGTCCATCGGACGAGTGGCTCAATGCTATTCCCACGGTGGACTCGACGCCATTCATCCGTTCCCTCCTCCGCTCGGCGGAATTCAGACTCCTCGACAACTTTTTCAACGGCTCGGTCTGTGAAAACCGCACTTCTTTGGAACACGTTTGGAAAAGACCTTGAGTGGTTCCGCTACTCCGCGGCCAGCTACGCGAAGTTCGCGCGCGGGTGGAATGACGCGGTGTGTTTGGTCCCCACCAGTGACGCCATACCGTTCATTCCCGTCTGTGAGAAATACGGGATTCGTCTTATTTACGCGCCTGCGTGGGTGGACAAGGGTTTCAACTGGCACCAGATGCAACAATGCTGCGCGGACATGCACCTCCCGAACGCGGACGCTATCTGGCACATGGACGCCGACTGTGTTTTCACCTCGTTCTGCACCCCCGAATGCTGGAAGGAAAACGGAAAATTGGTGTGCTCCTATTTTCAGTTTGAGGATTTGCTCGGTGTGAACGAGTGGGGACCCGGAATGTGGAAATCTCGCGTGGACGTTGCAATCGGCGGCGACGTAAAGTGGTCCACGATGACGGGGCACCCGCACTGCCACTATCGGGAGGTCTATGAGGTAACACGCGCGCTCGTGGCCGACAAACACCCCGAGGGATTCGCGGATTACGTCTTCTCGTGCGAGAATTCCTATCCGCAGGGATTCTGTGAGTTCGAGACACTCGGCGCGACCGCGCAGATGCTATTCAAGTCCGACTACCACTGGAATCGTCTGGAAACCAAAGCCACGCATCCGTCTGCCGGACTTGTCGCGGAAGGGTGGAGCCACGGCGGGCTCGACCACGTTGTCAGCGATAAGCTCGACGGAGTCAGCACCGCCCGAGAATTTTTTCAGAAAGCCGGAATTACCCTATGAACCATCAAGTCCTAATCTCGTCCTACAAAAAAGATTTTATCTGGCTCGGCCCATGTCTGGCCAGCTTGCGAAAATTCTCGAAGGGATTTTTGCCCCCGGTCGTCTCCGTTGCGCCCGACGATTATCTCGGCGCGTGTGAAGTAACCCGAAAGTATTACCCCGAGGTGAATGTCGTGGTGGATTGTGATACGCGCGGGCTGTTAAAAGGAAATCTCCGCGCCCAGCTTTCGATGATGCATTCGGACGTTCTCTGTCCGAGGGCAGACTACATTTGGCTAGTCGGTAGCGATTGCATCGTCCACTCGGAGTTTTCCCCGGAGCCGTTTTTTCACGACGGAAAACCAGTGATGCTCACCAATAGCTACGAGCATCTTCTCAAGTATGTTCCGCGCGCGTGCATAATTCCGTGGCAGGATGGAGTCGAACAGGCGCTCGGATTTCGACCGACGCACGAATATATGCGCCGTCTTCCGCTCATGTATCACCGAAGGCTCTTCAAGGATACGCGCGAAGCCGTCGAAGCTCGTCATGCGTGCGCGTTCACCGATTACGTTTACGACATTCACCACACGGTTTACAACAGCGACCGGACAGAGCGGACCGAGCGGTCGGATGCGTCGAACTTCTCCGAGAGCAATCTTCTCGGCGCGTATGCTGACCGATTCTTCCCCGGCGCATTTCATTGGGTATGCTTGGACTACCAGCCGAATACAATTCCGAATCCGATGATTCAGTTTTGGAGCCACGGAGGACTCGACATGGAATGTGATGTTCGCTTTGACTACTCGGGCGGGAACACGTTCGGCAAAACGCCGCGCGCGGTCATCACGGAAATTTTAGGAGCCAATGCTCTCGACTGATTGTCCACAAAAGCAACTTGCGGACAAAGTCATTGACTTGATGGGTCAGGACAAGCCGTTTGATGCCGCCCGCGCAATTCTCGCGTTCTCCGGTCAGAAGCAGGAGGTGGACACCAAGGACAAGGCGCTGCTTCTCCTCAACAGCTTTCTTCACTGGTTGCTAAATAACAAAGGGCGCGAGGAAGCGGCGCTCATGCTCTGGGGTCCGACGCAGTTTGACCCGCGCCCGGAGTCCACACAACGAATCTGGAAGGCGCTCGATGAAGATACGACGATTCTCTTGATGGGCGCCGCGTCGATGTCGAAAAGTTTCTCCGCGGCGGTCTGGCATTTTCTCGAATGGATTCGCGACCCGGAATACACCACGGTTAAGGTGACGGGTCCGTCAGAGCGGCATCTCGAAGACAATCTTTTTACACACTTGGTCCGGCTCCATAAGGAGAGTCGAATCCCCCTCCCCGGTCAGGTGGGTCGTCTGTTCATCGGGCTTGACCCGCGCGTCCGCAAGAGTTCAATCTCGGGCGTCGTCGTTCCACTTGGCAAAAAGGCGGCAGGGCGTCTGCAAGGCGTGAAGCGCGACCGGCGCAAGAAGGAGCACCCGATTTTTGGCAAGCAGTCCCGGCTCTTTATTTTTCTGGATGAAATCGCGAATATCCCGACGGGCATCTGGCGCGACATCGACAATCTTCTTTCTAACGCGAGCGGTAAGGATGGTCTGAGAATCACCGGAGCGTTTAACCCGACGGACCAGAACGACGAAGTTGGCGTTCGATGCGAACCCCCGTTTGGCTGGCCCAGCTTCGACCCTGACGTTCACTTCGGATGGATTTCAACCCGCGGGTGGCGTGTTGTTCGTTTGGATGCGGCGCAGTGCGAAAATGTCAAGGCCGGGAAGGTAATCTTTGAGGGGTTGCAGACCAAGGAAGGATTTGACCGAATCATAGAGAACTCCGGCGGCAACAATTCACCCGGATATTGGGCGATGGCGCGCGGTTGCTTCCCGACGACGGGAACGGTGATGTCCATCATTCCGCCGGGTCTTCTTGACCGATGGAAGGCGGAGATTATTTGGTATGATTCGGCAGAACCGTGCGGCGGGGTTGACCTTGCGCTCGAAGGCAATGACGCGGCGCGCTTCGCCAAGGGACTTTTCGGTCGTGCGTCCGGGGTGAAGTTCGCCCCGTCGCTCGCGCATCCGA